GTACAAGACAGCTAATGAAAACATTTGACGATGAGAGAGCAAGAGGCAACAGAATAAATGCAAAAGACTTTTTTGCTTATACCAATGAAGCTGCTGGTCCTGATGCACCCCTTAAAACTAAACTAGAGTATGCACAGGGTATAGTTGCACCTATACAGTTAGGTGAACCAGAGTTCTTAACTGGTGTTAAGTCTGACAGAGGCATTGCTAGTCTGTTCACAGGTGATCCAAAAGAAGCACTACAACGTGGCTTTGAAGAGCGTAAAGCTATGGGTCTATATGGTAAAGAAACAGAAAGACCTGATCTACAGTTTGGCACAGGTGGTGCAGATATGAGCCTTATAAGAGGTAAGGTACTAAGTCCTGCTGATAGACTTAACATGGCACAAGATAGTTTGTATGACTACGAACTAAATAATGCAGGTAAGCTAACAGGTCCAAATGCAGATCCTGAAGCAGTTAAAAAACGTAATGAACTACAAAGCACTGTAGACATGGCACAACGTGCTGTAATAGAAAGATCTAACTTTAAACAGTTAAATACAATTCCTGACAATGCACAAAAAGCATTCTTTCAGGGTAATTATTTAACTAGCAACTTTGATCCCGGTACACCAGAATATGAACGTGGTACAAAGTTAATGGATCAAGCATCTGCATTTATAGATTTAAGATACGGAGATACAGACAAAGGAACTATAGGTGCAGGTAGTATTGGTGCAATGTGGAGAGCAAAAGATAAAGAGATTAAAGAAAAATACTTGCGAATGGATAAAGGGGGTATGAGGATATATAATGCAGGTGCACTAGGTCTTAAAGGAGAAAAAGATCAAACTAAGTTAGCAAATGCATTTAACACAATTAGACAAAATGAGTGGAGCACCTTTGTAACCAATGCTAGAGGTGATCTTACAAAAGGTGGTACAGCTATGATTGGTTTAATATCTGCTAACGAAAAACTAGCTTTACCTAAAGTAGAACAGAAAAAACTTGAGTCAGAAGATGGTGAAGGTGGACCACCACCTATGGGAGAAAAAAAGGTAGTTGAACAACCTAAAACAGAAAAAGATAAGGTGCTTGAAAAACTAGAAACAAATAAAAACTTTATGCCTAGCCTAATAAAAACATATGGAGAAGCTAAGACAAAAGGCTATCTTAAAAATAAAGGATTTAACGATAAAGAGATTGATAGTTTAATAAAGAAAGCTAAAGGTAAAAAAGTTACTAAATCAAAAAGTGATATAAGCACAGAAAAATACACAGATGAAGAACTCATTGGTTTGAAAAAAGAAAGACCATTTTTTGCTACACCTGTTAAAGATATGTTTAAAACTACAGGAACTGGCAGAAAACTAACAGCTAGAGAAAAGTTGTTTCGTAAGTCTAAAGGTGGATTAATGGGTAGGAATTAATACATGTCATTAGAAACAGAACTAACACAAGAAGACATCTTAGGTATGGATCGCATGTTGTTGTCTGATGAGACTGACGTTGAAAAAGAAGAAGATGTGCTAACCCAAGAAGATATATTAGGTATGGATCGTATGCTGTTTTCTGAGGAAACTGAACCTACCATAACAGAACAAGATGATGATGCAGTAACTCAAGAAGAGACTACAGAAATAGATCGTGTGGTGGGCGTAGATACACCTGATCGTGATGCACTTCAACAGTTTGATCTAGAGCAAGAAGAAAAATCATTCGATGAGTTTGCTGCTGATCAAAACTTTATGGACAGGTTAAAAATATACAGTAATTCTAGGTTTGGTGAGAATGGTGCAATGCTACCTAACGAGACAAACAAAGAATACTTAGAAAGATTTTTATCGCATCTTAGATATGTAGAGAACAACACAGTAGGTTTAGCAGGAGAGATAGACTATTTACGTGGTGCAACTAAAGAAGACAGAGAAAACTTTGGTTATCTGTACGCACAGATAGATGACAGGCTACCTACTATCTTTGAAGAGGGTGGTGCAGACTTTGCTCAAGGTCTTAGAGACACCATGTTCTATCTCATAGCAGATCCCATCAACTTACTAGGTTTAGGTGTAGGTAAACTAGCCACAAGAGGTGCTGCACAGGCTATAAAACAGGCACTTATCTCTGGTGGTAGAGAGGCTGCAAAAAGGGCTGCTGCTAAGAGAACTGCTTTAGAAGTAGCAGGTACAGCAGCAGGTGCAGGTGTACAAACAGGTATAGAAAACATAGGTTATCAAAGACTGCGACAGGCAGAGGATGATGAGTTATATCAAGAGGGTGACATAGATCTAGCCCAAGCAGGAATGGCAGCAGGTTTAGGCACTGTGTTAGGTGGTGCTGTTGGTGGCATAACATCTAGACAAACAAGAAAGCTAGGTAGAGAAGGTGCTGTAGCAGATGATGTTCTATATAGCACACAGAAAGAAGCAGATGAAGCTATTAAAACAAAAGAGATAGCAAAGAGTTTGGATAAAAACGTAGGGTTTGATCCTATCGAAGGACAAAGGTTGATGTCTGAACTTAGTAACGTAGATAATGCAGATATGCTACAACCTAGACTAAAGATAGAACTGCAAAAAAGAGTAACTGCTGTAGCTAAAAATATACTAAATGAACAGGCTGACTTAGTAGCTAGAGGGTTAGCACCTAGAATAGATATAGATCTTGATAAAAAAGCTGGTGAGGTGGTAGCAGAGTTAATACAAAAAGAAGGTATCATAGACAGTGATGTATTAGGAACTGCTCTTAAACAGGCAGGTCTATCTGTAACAGACTTTGCACAGATTACGCAGAAGAGTTTGAGTGATGACGCAAAAGGTATGAATGCGTATTCACCTATAGGTAAAATAATAAAGAAACTTAAAGAGATAGACCCTGATGCAGCAAAACGACTAGACATCATGGCAGGTAAAAATGGTGAGACTATATCTGTATTTGGCAGATTTATGGATTACACTAGAAGATTAGATAGAGAACGTAGAGCAATAGGTACATCAGCCATATCCACCACTGCACGTAACTTAGCAACAGCAGGTGGTATGCTAACTATGGGTACATTTGCTGACTTTATTGAGAGTGGTATATATCATTTTGGTAAAGCTGTAAGTGCTACTGTTAAGGGTGAGGCATCATTCAAGGGCGTACAACAGGGTTTACGTGATATACTAAGCGACACCTTTGGTACTATAGCAGCACTTAATAATGTAGCTGGTAGTAAAGAGATGGCAAAGGTATTGCTACAGAACCAGCCTAGATTAGCAAGACAGATAGACAGAGCGTTACAGGATGTAGGTGGTGATGAAGGATTAAGTAAGTTTGCAAGACTAGTTAATGGTCTAAACATTGCACAGGATGTATTCTTTAGAAGGGCTGTATTTAATGCGTCAGTAGAGAAGCAACTACGTAGAGAGGGGCAGGACGTATTTAAGATAATGAATCAGGGTAAGAATGTACCTCTAGGTGTTATGCAGAAAGCTGCTGATGACGCTATGACATTTACATTCTCACGTATGCCTAAACAAACAGGTGGTAATCTAGGTGATACGCTAGGCTATCACTTTGTACGCATGACAGAGAACCTACCGTTTGTGCCTGTTGTAGGTACAGGTACACATCCATATGCTAGGTTTATGGTAAACGCTATGCAGATGCAGTTTACATATAGCCCACTAAACATGCCTAACGCACTCATGCAAATGACTATGGGTGCAATAAGAAAGTCTAAAGCAACAGACGATATATCTAATGCCATGTCAGATGCTATGATGTTAAAAGGTAGACAGAACTTAGCTAAGTCTATTGTAGGTTCTGCTGCATTGGGTGCAGCCATAAAATATAGAGCAGAGAATCAGGACATTGATTGGTATCTAATGAAAAACTCAGAGAAGGGTGATGGTAGTACAACTGACACCAGACCATTCTTTCCTGCTGCACCTTATCTTTTAGTAGCTGATTTAATAGTTAAGATAGCTAGAGGTGAGACAGAGAAGATTAGCTCTAAAGAAATCATAAGTGGTTTAACAGGAGCACAGTTACGTACAGGTGCATCTGCTTATGTTGTAGATACATTCTTTGACTTACTTAATCAAGAAGGTAATCTCAAAGATATTAAAGCTGAAAAAATATCTGAGATAGTAGGTCAGTATGTAGGTGAGATGGGAAGTATGTACCTAACACCTGCTAAACTAGTAACAGACACACTAGCACAGTTCGACAAGGAACAAGCACTTATACGTGATCCTAGACAGGTTACAGGAGAGGGTGCGATAGAGAGAGGATTAGATGCTACTCGTAGGACACTGTTAAGACAGATGCCCATAGCCAAGTACAATCCTCTTAGATCTGATGATGATCCAGTAGCAGAGAGTCCTACTAGAGATGCACCTATGTATAGGCAAAGCCCATTAGTAAAGGCACTGCTAGGTCCACAGTTTAGAGAAAGACAAACTGCTGTAGAAAAAGAAATAACTAAGAATGGGTTTGAGACTTTTAATATAGTAACACCTACTGGTGACAAGACAGCAGATGCATACATAAAAAGATTTATGGGTAGATTAGTAGAGAATCAACTAGGTAACTTTATTGAGACTGATTACTATAAAGGATTAGACAGTCCTAATAAAAAGAAAGCTGCTATGAATAATATGCTGATAGAACTACGTGGTATAGCAAAAGAATTAGGAGAAGCTGAAGCATGGACGGAAACAGATAAGGCTTACACACCATTCGACAGAGCTAACTGGTCAAAACTTCCTAGAAACGCTAGATCACTAGCTGATGCATATTACGTAGAAAGATACGGTAGCACTGTTAATGAGATGCAAGCCCTTGAACCTGATGTGCCTCACTTTGCTATAGGCATAGATATAGGTAGAGCACTTAACAAAGCATACTAACGCTTGTCACCACTACCCTGTAGTGTGCCTTTCTTTAGCCTAGCTTCTAACTTCTCTTTATTCTGTGCAGCAATCACTCCAAGTGACATATTTAAATCTGATGCCAGTGCTGCACAATACCACAGTACATCACCTATCTCTGATGCTAACTGCTCCTTCCAATCACTAGGCATCTTATCCTCACCATCACGTACAATCTTCTTGACTTTGTTGGCTACCTCACCTGCCTCACCAACGAGTCCTAGTGCAGGGTATGTTATCTTGTATTGATCAGGATATATTGCTGTAGTCTTTGCTATCTTTTGATAATCATTAAAATCTAACATAGCATATCTCTCCTTTAACCAGTTAATTGCTGACTGTTCTAGACTGCTCTTCATACTTTACCTTTCTCATATTCTCAAAGTAGGCTTTGTTATAGCCTCGCTCCCATTCTCTATATTGCATAGAGTTATGCCTGTATGGGTTGGTATACTTAGCACCTCTTTGAAAGGCATGATAGCCTTTCTTAAACTGTATCTTCAGAGGTGCATCGTTTTTATTTAAGTTCCTTCTCATACCCATCTCCTAATTAGTTAAGTCTACTACCTCACAAACACCTGCTGAACATGCTAAGTCTCTAGCACCAGTAGTGCTATCCTCTTTCTCATAGTCAGATAGTTTGCTCCAATCAATCTTAGTAGGCATACGTGCCACCATCTCTAAGCATGTTTCTCTGTCTACTTCCTGATAGGGTGCTTGCTTATATACGTGCTCACTGTGGGGTAGAAAACTAATACCTGATACATCATCAAAATGATCATATATCCATGCTCCTACATCCATCCATTCATCTTTACGTACAGATATAGTGACAGATGGTTTATGTTCACACCAGTAGTTCTGGTAGATCAGCCATATATTTAACTGGTCTATTGCAGTCATATCATCACGTACCATAGCACTCTTTGGTGTTACTGTAGGAAAGCTAAACACTGTAGTTTCTAGTGGCTTAGTAACATCAGGCTCATTTGGTATGCCCATATCCATCATAAATTGTGTCATAGGATCTTTGTTATCTGCACGTACAGTTCTGATGTAGTACCTGCTATGCCTTGTGTGTATGCCACTGGCACTATCGACTAGCTGTGATACAGTGCCTGATGGTTTAACACAGGTGATAGCAACAGACATATTAATACCTAGTTTCTTTGCCACATATTTATTTGTAGATATTGCTACTTTTTTTAATTCTTTTAATGTCGCTTTTAAATTTTTCTGACTACCATTTAATAGTGGGCAGTCCATGATACCTGTAAGAGACACGCCAAGTAGTCTTTCTTCTTCTGTGTTGTCTTTCCATATCTTACGTAAGTATTTAAAGTTAGTCAGTGTAGACTGCATAGTACCTAGTATGGTTGCATATTTAACCTTTCTCTTGAGACTATCTAGCGTGTCTGTTTCACGTGCAACAACTTCTGATAGGTTACAGAATTGATTTGGTCTTAGTATTATCTCAGAGCATGGATTACACCCAAACAGGTACGGCTCATTTGTCCAACATTTTAAAGCCTGTCTTCTACCTGTTTTTTTAACCTGTTTAACTGCTGACTGCCTGTTGAAGATACCACGTTCACCTGACTGACTTTCATATAGGGATAACCATTCACGCATAAATGTACCCATATCTGGTTTCTGTTCGTATGCTACACTGTTATTGGCTAACGCACGTTGCCCCTCGTTCTCCCACCACTGTCCTGACTTAGCATGACGCATCTGATCGTCATCAATGTCAGACAGACTGATAAGTGCACTACGTCTTACACCACCAACGACTACTACCTCACCTATCTTGCACATAATATCATGGCATTCTAGTGGGCTTAACTTGCGTCCTACTGCATTAGTAAACTTCTGGACACAAAAGTTAAACAAGTCTTCAAGTGGTGCAGGACCAGATGCCCTGCCTCCAAATGTCTTTAGCCTCGCTCCCGAAGGTCTTACCTCACTGACATCCCACATGGGTATCTGTCCTGCGTACAGTATAGCTAGGAGTTCTTTGAGTGCTCTTGCCCAACCCTCACGTGAATCCCCTACTTTAATAATCGTACTTGTAGGTTCTAGCTCCTCGTTTACTACAGGTAACTTTTCAACGTACTGTTTCTCAACAGAGAAGCCTACACCTGTGCCACACATAAGTATATACATACATTCATCAAACGCTCTTGGTGTATCTACAGTTATGTATGAGCAGTTGTAACTAGCTACGTGACATCTATCTAGTGGTGCACCAGCAGTCATCAATGCTCTCATGCTAGGCATGACAGATAGATCTAGCACTGCACCCTCTACCTCTTTGCGTTGTTTGTCTGGCATATCATAGCCATACGTATCTTTGATGTACGTAGTTAGATAATTAAAATATCTTTCTACTGTCTCTAACCAGCCCTCTCGTCTTTGCTCGTCCTCTTTCCACCTAGCATATCTAGATAGTGCAATAAAGTTTTGATAGTCAGAAGTTAAATAGTTATTGGTATGCATAGTCATTTCTCCATAATAGTTTTTAGTGTTACTATCTCTGCACCATCTAGGTCATGCAGATACTCACGCAATGCGTCATTTATTTCTGACGCTACATCTCCATCAGAGGGTACTGGATACTCTTCTGTATCTATGGACAAAGTTAAAAGGACTTTTATTCTCATCATTTATCCACGTGCTCTATTAGTTTATCCAAATACCATTTAGCTTTATTGAGATCTTCAACAGCTTTACCTTTGTAATCAAACCTCCATAAGTATTTCATTATGTTACCTTGTAGATAGTATTTAAAGTTATCACCTGTAGCAGCACTGATAGCATCAATGCACTCTACACCACTCTGATTATAGTGGGGTGGATGATTTACCATATCAAAAGATGAGAAGGTAAATGGTTCACTGTGATCAGTAATAGTAATAGTTTCATCACCCATAGTTAATACTCCCATTATGCAGATCCTTTTGTTTTTGTGTTAAAAGATAAATACACTACATTGCCCTGTCTGTCAAGTATTTCTGGTTGACTTTGTGGCACTGGTTTATCAGTGTCTAGGTTGTTATAAGACTCGTATACAAAATCACTAATGTTATCACGTAATGCAGGATTGTCTTCCATCAATGGTACAGATGCACATATCATTTTAGTTAGATGCATAAACCGTAAGAAGTCATCTTCTGATAAATGGTTACTACCATCCCACATAATACTTACATCTACATCACCATTCCATTCTTCTTTTTCCATGTGTGGTCTTAGTCTTATAACAAAATCATTTGGTTCAAAGTCAGTAGGTGTAGGTTTCTTCATACCACTCTCCTTTTAGTTCCAGTAAAACATATAAACTTTTTGTGTTTGTTCTTTCCTTTTTCTTTTAGCCATTCTTCAGGGATAACCCTATTTGCATACAGAAAGTTATGCTTGAAACACCACTGACCATACGTACTTTTAGCACCCTTTCGTAGCTTACGTTTGCTGTTCTCAAACACAAAACGTATATCTAACTTAGGATGCTGTCTCTTGATACAAAGATGTTTACGCCTGTCTATTGCTGTAAACATCCCCTTTGTCTCAATGATTATACCGTTAGCTAATATAAAATCAGGAGTATAGGTACGGTAGGCTAGATCTTCCCACTCAATCTTGATTGTCTCATAGTCATACTTTACTTTTAATAACTCAAGATAATCAGCAAGTTTCTTTTCTAAGCCTGACCTGTACCCATACTTCCTTGCATGAGCGTACCTAGCGTAGTTCATCACTGGTTAGAAGTATCTTCCTATTCCACCAGTAACGTAGGCAGGGATATGGTGATAGCCTAACGTCTTTAATTCATCACGTATAGTTGCATCTATTTCTTTACGTGCTTCTAATGCTGATCGTAAAGATGATGTACGCTTCTCCCTATACTCACGTTTCATTTCGACTAACTGTTTTTCCAAATCCTTTATAGAGTTTTCTAACTCTGTTAGCTCATCTCCCATTCATCTAATCCTTTCCTGTTTTCGTTTTTGCCAAATGCATCATAGTGATGCCTACCGTTACGAAACTGTCCATTCTCAACAGCTTCCTTAACATCAGGGTTTGCCTCAAGATAACTCTCTTCAGGAAACTCTTTCATTATTATCCTCCTCTTTTATATGCACGTAAGAAACTATCTTGGGTTCCTTTGCACGTGACTTTAATGCTGGCAGTTCTTTTAGTGTAGGCCAACAGGCATGTCTGTAAGAACACCAGCTACATTCTGATCCTAGTATTTTGTTGCCTGTCTTTTTACCGTTGAATGTTTCGTCAACAGCATCAAAGCACCGTTCTAACTTATTACTTTTTACAGCTAGAGCAGTCTTCTTTATTTTATACATTTCCTCTACCATGTCAAGACCATTTGCAGGAATATATTTAAAACTACCATTAGCTTTATTTATTACCCACCAACCTCCAGCTTTTAGACCAGATGCTTGTGCGTATCCTGCTAACTGTCCTACATACCCAAAAGGATCACTCTCCTTTAGTGATGCAAAGGACTTAAACTTATTACGATAAGACCAATCAGATGCCGACTTAATATCATCGACTGCACCATCAATAGCTATATCGTATGTACCATTAATTGTAACATCTGCTTCTGGTATCTCCAATGCAACATGATCTGCATCTTCAAATGCTACCTTTGCTTCTGTTAACAATCCTTTAAATATTGCCTCTACTATATCTCCTAACATCATGTTCATAACAAAGTTACTTGGTAGAGGTGTAGCTTCATCAGGACGATTCTTCTGAAACCATAACTGACATGTAGGTCTACCTACATTAGACATCCTCAGTGCAAAGTCCTTACGCTTATTACCTCCACCAAACTGACGCTTTAGCGCATCCATAACGTCTTTGCCTATCTTTTCAATAGTGGCATCAGACATCACAGCCTTACCGTTGGCTGCATCTGTCATGTACTGTGCTAACGTCAGTTCGGCAGGATGGTTCATTTAGAAGGGTGCTTCATCATCAAGTGAATGAAACTCATCCAGAACTTTCTCATCGCTAGATGATAGTGACTCTGACTTCTTATTCCATTCAGAAATAATGTAGTTGTTATAGTTATCTACCCAACCCATAAAGTTACTGAATGCCTCATGGTCTTCCTGTGATATAGACAATGCATTATTAAAGTCTGCATTCACAGTAGGTAGGTAGAAGCTACTACCATTAGGTAATGATTGTTCTTCAGTACCGAATGATATTGTATGTGAGATAGGTAATAACTTCTTCTTACCGAATGTGTTATAGGTATCACCCAATAGTTTAAAAGCATTACGATTGTCTATCTCCCATATAAAAGGGAATGATTCAATCTTTTGTTTAACCTCCTCACCGTTTTCGTTGACAACATCTTTGAGATCTAGCAAACCAAACAGTACACGTGTGCGCTTGATCTCTTTAATTAATGTTTGCTGTGACTGTGGCAGTGCCTTAAAGTCTTTGATCCAACCTGTAGGCTTACCACAGTTAAAGCCACCATCATTATCTTTAAGATCTATCTTGAGTGAATCACCCATGACAGTCTTAACGAACCTGTTAGGAACAGATCCAGATCCTTTAATAAATCGCTTGTACATAAAGCGTTGTAGAAAAGTTCTTATTGTTACAACAGGTGCATAGTACATGCCTGATGCAACAGATGCATTACCGTCTGGTACGTCAAGTCTGTAATACCCACCGGGTACTACTTCCATCTTTACCTTCTTACCTTTAACTTCAGTGTCACCCATGATAGGTGCATGACTAATGCGTAATCTAGCTAGGTTGCTTTGAGCAGTCTTAGCACTAGCATCTGCTGTGATGCCCATTGCTTTAGCCATTACTTCATAGTTGTCAGTGTCTATTGTTTCTATCATTGCCATGTGTTTTTCTCCTCTACATGTTTTTCAAAAGAGCATAAGTTATACTACGTTACATCCTTCATGTCAAGCCAATTATTACCTATTTTTGCTTCTAATAATAAAGGAACATTAAAGTCTACACCTAAATGCTCCTGTATTAGCCCTGTAATATTATGGTTGACATCTTCTACTGTGCTAATAACTTCATAGTGTTCTTCAGGATGAACATCAATTACAATACTGTCATGCACTGTATTTACTACGCACGATTGCTGATGTTGTAGCATCATATCAAACCAATACAAAGCTAACGGCACTATATCTGCTGTAGCAAACGACTGCACAGGATAGTTTTTAATCTGGGTAAAGTGACTTACTCTACCTCTAGGACTACGTACTACATCAGGAAAAGAAAACTCCCTGCCTGATGGAGTAGTAATTTTACCATTGTTAAGTGCTTCTTTGGCAAGAGACTTGTGCCATCTTGCGATGCCCATATACTTCTCATTAAAGTGTGAGTAGTATGTAGCCTCTGCCTCTGATCTGCCATACCCACTAGCACCGTACAGTGGTGCAAAGGTATGTGCTTTAGCTTCTTGTCTACTCATAGGTTGTCCTGCATCAGATATAACTTTAGCAGTATAAGCATGTACATCAAACCCCTCTACCACTTCTTGTATGGCAATAGGATCTTGTGACAGGAATGCTGCAACTCTAAACTCTAGTTGTGCGAAGTCAGCCTCAACGATATGTCCACCATCAAAGCGTGATACAAACACACGTTTGACAGGGAACGTACCACCTCTAGGCATGTTCTGCATGTTAGGTTCTTTACCACTTAGTCTACCAGTAGATGTCATGTGTTGGTTTAACTTAACATGTAACATACCATCAGCCTTAATATTATTCTTTATGCCACCAACGAAAGAAGAAAGATATGTGTCTAGTGCAGACAACCTCTGTACCTTTTCCAAAAACTCTAGAGCCTCTGGCATATCTTTTCTTCTTGCAGCATTAGCTAGTAACTCCAGATTACGTTTGTTGGTGGAGAAGCCACTAGCTGTAGCCCACTTAGCACTAGGTGGTATAAACTTTAAACCAGCAACAGCGTTAGTAGGAATAACGTGATAACCGTTACCACCACACGTGGAACATCTTGTTTCTTTAGCAAATGGAGTGCCATCCTTTTTCACCTTTCTTATTTTACCTGAACCATAGCAGGTTTTACACTGCTTTAACTTAGCCTTATATACAATGTCAGTCTGGTCACGAATTAGATCTCTGAAACTTGCGTCAGACATATAAGGTTCGTGTGCGTTCATCCACACTGTTTTATTCTTAGGCTTACGACTGTAAATCAAAGTAGACAATTGTTCTGGACTACTTAGATTAATGGGTACATCACCCATAAGTTCTCTTACCTTTCCATCTAGATACGCTACTATCTCCTTTCTTTCTTCTTCAAATGTGATACGCACTTCTTCTAGTGCATCACTATCAACTTTAAATCCACGCATATGTATCTTAGATAGTAGCACAACCATTATATTTGTAAGTTGCCTAATCCTATCTAAGCCTACGTCATTAGCAGTGTTAAATTTTATATTTAACTTATGTGCTAGTTGCTGTGTGGCATGTAAGTCAGCACTAAGATACTCAGATAACTCTGCATGTGGTATGTCACGTACAGACAAACCTTTCTTTAAGTATTCTTTCAGAGTGTCCTGCTTCTTAGTATCTAACGCATACCGTTCAGCACATGCCTCAAGAGATAGTGGTTGTTTGATGCCACGCTGTATGATGTACTCCATCATCATAGTATCAAACACTGTACCATTATACTTGAAGCCAGACTCCCATAACCACACAAGGTCATGGCTGATGTTGTGGCCTATCAGTACAGTAGCCTTATCTAAGGCATCCTGCACTATCTTGTGTCCATCACTGGTGGGTGATACTTCACTGTGATCAAAGGTAACGATTGTTTCATTACCATGATCATCAAGCATACCCACCATGACTAACGTATTGTCAGGTTCAAAGGGATCGAGATGTAACTTACCGTTACGTTTTGTTACTGTGTTCTCAACGTCTAAGGTAAGTTTCACTGGACCACTAGCCCTCTTGTCCGACAACTGATGCTTTAACTGTTCCATCATTTTTTTGCTCCACTTTCTTTGGGATCTCAAGGAAGTTAAAGTTTACACTAAAGGATCTACGTTCACCCTTAGTCTTGAATGGGTAGACACAGTGAAACAACTCACTAGGAAACAAATAGAAGTCACCCACCTGTGGCTTAACCATAAAGTTTGTAGCACTATACGTGCTGGCAGTGCCATGTACAAACTGTATGTGTCCATGTGAAGGGTGGTGATCTTTGTAATCCTCTTCCCATTCAGAGTCAATGCCATCAGGCAACTTGAGATAGCCAACGCATGACATCCTACATCCTGTATGTAGATGCAATGGGTTGTAGTCATTCTCAAACTGACGCACTAGCCACCCTGATATAAACTGCACAGAATAATTATTTCTTTCTGTGTCTAACATGTTCTGTCCGTATGAGTTGCGTATTGTAGCTGTGTTATTGTAGCTACCTACGAACTGTTTGATCTCATTTAAGAATGTATCTCTCATCTCATCTGTAAAGAACAACTCCTGTTTTACCTTACCGACTAACTGATCAGAGTAGTCTGTCATAGATGCAAAGTCTTTATCAAAGTATGCATTCATGTCTGCTACAAACTTTGCACTTAGTTTCTTGTAACCCATAACAGGTCCAAAAGGAAAGAAGATCTGTTCCTCTGCATCTGGTTTGGGTCTAAATATATTTACCATATGTGTCCTCCTTATGCTGTAAATCTTGCTACTTGGTTATCTAGTTCACATGTTACTACACCATGCCAACCTGTAATCTTATTCTTGCCTATAGTAATGTGTCGTTCTGGATCTTCATCCGTATCACCTGCCTCCTTGATAGAGTTTCTTGCGAGTAACAATATCAAATCTGCCTCTGCTGCCTTACCTGTTTTAGATCCCTCCATCATGGACTGATCAAGAACAATTCGTCCTTCTGCTTCAGCAGCTAGTTGTGACATGTAGAAGATAGCACACTCATGTTGCTTGGCTATCTGTCTAGCGTGTATTGCATTCTGCTTTAGTAACTCATGTGTACTTATTGTTGTAGAAGTTTTAGCAAACTTATCGCCCATGTCAAGTATTAAAACGTCAGGTTTGTATCTTTTACACACAGCTTCCACCCAATCCATAGTCTTAGCTGTGGCATCTGTATGCTTTACGTTCTTAGACTTCTCTCTGTACACCATAAGATTACTGTCTACGTCATCCAGTATCTCCTTACCTGTTCTACCTGTGGCTGCATTGATGTATCGCATACGCACACGTTGGACTGACTCTTCATTACATAGCACAGCCACGTTAGCACCCTGATCTGCAAAGCCACCGTCACCCATAACTAGACTTGCATGGAAGCTAGTCTTACCTGTGTTAGATCTAGCACCTACTGTGATGAGATGACCCTGACTTATACCGGGTACTCTACGTGCCAAGGTGCGTATGTTAAACTTCCATTGTGGGTCCATGCTGTTTTGCTTTATCAGTGTAACCATGTCTGTCTCATCCCAATTAACCTGTATGCTAGGAATAAAATCATCTGCATATGTGTCTAGTAGATTACGTAAGGGTTCTAAGGTAGTAGCATCACCATTGACAAAATCAAAACCTAAGTTAGCTACCTCTTCCCCGACAACCTGTCTAAACAACGTGCTCATAACATCACGTGCTATACCTTTGTCCATTAGTTGCTGTTGCTTTAACTGTGCAAACATATCTGCAAACACAGACTTCTGTGCAGTAGTAAGCGTAGGATTAGCAGATAAAAAAAGTGCCTCAACTTCTTCTGGTGAGACACTACGTTCATAGTTTTCCATAGCGTTATCTATTGCATGTTTAATCTTCTGGACATCTTTAGTGAACAGTTTATCAGGACACCTTGTGCCTTTGTTACCATCATAAAAATCTTTGTCCATCAGATTTCTTATTAGAGAAAGTTCCATCATTTCTCCTTTCAAGCCATGTTAAGTAATTCTATATCCTTGTCATTTCCATACTTCAAATCATCCTTCAACATCAGGATCTTAACTTTCTCTACTACACCCTTCAACTCCTTTGCTACCTGTAGTGCTTTGTTTACTGCATCCTTATCTAAAGCAACCAATGCTGTAGAGAATTGTGATAGGTACTGCTTTTGTTCGTTAGACATTGATGTTCCCATTAATGCTACACCTGTATGTCGATCATCTCCAACGACAGCAGCACTTATACAATCCTCCACAACAACTGCCACCTTACCATAACCGTGAACATATGGCAACCTATTATTTCCATATCGTTTCCATTTAGGCAAACGCCTACCTATTGCTCTACCTGTAGCGTCCACCGTAACACCACCATGCACTACAGGAAACACAACTCTGTGCTCACGTATGTCATACATCAAGCCATGTCTGTTTGGTGATAGGTTCCAACCAAATGCCCATGCCATTGCCTGTTCATACTCACTGCTCAAAGGCACAATGTTTAGTGGCATACAAAAGTCTGTGATCGTATTGTCTTCAGTCATATTTAATCTCCTATATATGGATTCAGCAGACATTCTCATTTTGTGTGTACCTCTTACATTGCACGATGCTTTGTAACAGTTCCACAGCAGTTGTCCATTGTTGTTGGTCACTGTAAATGTTTTACGTCCTTTACACTCAGGACAATCCATCCTAATTGTTTCAGACTCCTGTATGTCTAAGTTTTGGATGAAGCTATACATTTTTGATGCTCCTGTAAATACTTTATCGCTCTTTTAAAAGTATCAATATCGTTGTTAAAATTACCTAAGTCTCTATTACATTTTCCACAAAGCCAACCTCTAAACGTACCAGTATCGTGACAGTGATCTAACACCCATGATTTTTTACTAGCACCTTCGGCTGCCTCTTCTTTATTACGTAAACATATAGGACATACGTAGTCATCATCAGGCATACCGTAAATGCTACGTAACTTCTCTACCTCTTTCTGAAGTTTAGCTGTGCACTTTTTACATTCGTTTCTAACTTTGTATAACTTGTCTGGTGACGAGGGAAAAAAGGACACAGGTAAGTGCTCTTTACACTTGGTGCATGTTTTTCCTCTACCTCCCTCTAGTTTAATTAGATCACTAGGAGTAAATAAATCTTTTTGCATATTACTCCTCCTTAAATTGTTGCCTCGCAGTCAGCGCACTGTTGGCACTAAGATATGTATTCTTAATGTACGGTTTCACTGACTGTGGGTTGGCGTGACCTGTCACCGACATGATCTGTGGCAGTGGCACACCTGCCTCTACCATCTCAGTTGTACCAGTTCTACGTAGATCCATCAAGCGTAATTCTTCTGGCAGTTCAGCCTGACGCATGATCTTTCTACCTATCTTAGACAACCTCTCCATAGAGAATGGTCTGTACTCACCGTCCATAGGTGTAGGCATGGGTGCTACATACTGTTGAAAGTCAAAGTCGTTGCGTTGTTCTTCCAACATCTCAAGTAGTCCATCTGATATGGGCAGGTGCACAGATGCACCACGCTTAGACTGCACTAGGTCTAGCCTCTTGTTGCCGAAGTCTATACTAGACCACTCAAGCACTCGCATGTCACCCACACGTTGACACCACTCGTATGCCATCTGCACTATCAGTCCTACGTTACGATAAACAAAGTCACCGTAGGCTACGTTAAGAAACTCACGCACCTGATCCTCTGTCCATGTAACTTTACGTGGGGCAGGAGTGATCTTTCTGACCAATGTAAACGGATTGTTCTTCACGTACTCCATGTCCAACCCATATCTGTATGCTCTACCTGCTACGACAGAGACATGATTAGCCAACTGTATACCTCGTTTAACCCATTCTTCATAGGCTAGTCTAGCATCCTTGCCTGATACAGCATTGGCTGTTTTCTCACCAAAGGTATCTGTCAATACTTTTAAGAACCTTTTGTAATCTAGCTGTGTTCTATCACGTAGCCGATTAAACTCTGGTGATTGCACATACAAGTTGACTAATCGTTTTACAGATACTGGCCTCATGCTCTTTCCACTTCCTCCTGTTGCATCTCTTTGGTGTATAAACCTATGTCAGGATAGTGTACACCCACTGATCGCTTGGCATTGCCTTGCTTATCGTAGGCCATGACTGTGCACTTTCTTATTACACTGTGCTCCCTGTCCTGACCGTACACACTGTCCAGCCACAGACCAGTACGCAAATAAAACTTCATATTATGTATATACATATCAATGATGTTCATCTCATTGTTAAGTTTTTTCTGCATAGCTTTGTCTCTTCTACAGGACATCTTCAAAGATGATAGCACCTCTTCGTTGTGCTTAATCCATGACTTAACTTTGTCCATGCTTACTGGATGTTTACTGTCTAGACTACGCACACTTTCATGCACACTAAGGTTAGCAGGTTTACGTTTGGCTGCACGTGCTTTCTCAAGACGTTTAGCTGATGCCTCTCTCTGTTCTTTTGTCATTGGCTTACGCATAGTAACCTCCTTTACATTGATAGGTTTTGTAGTTTCATTACTGCTTTAGATCTTTGCTTACGCTCCGTATCACCTAGTGGTATCAGTCCGTAGTCTGTTAGATAACCATCAGGACCAGTAGCTCTCTCTGATACAAACATATCTACATACTTTCTTAGCCCTCTGATTAGTCCAACATTGGACTTCTTTACGTAGAAGTATAGTGGTCTAGACACAGGGTACTTACCTGATGCAATGTTCTCAAACGTAGGCTTGTGTCCTTGAACAATGCTACCCTGTATCTTGTCACCATTCATGTCTAAGAAGCTGAACCCAAAGATACCAAGTGTATGTGGATTAACAGTTAGTTTGTGCACGATCATGTTGTCATTCTCTCCTGCCTCTATGTATACACCATCCTCACGTATGGTATGACACAGGGATTTATATAACATCTTGTTGGTTCGCTTCAATGCTTTGATCCACTTAAATGTTTTACATCCTCCTTCCATTGCCAGTTCAACAAATGCATCACGTGTTCCTGATGTAGGTGGTGGACCTAACACTTCGATCTTAGTGGCAGGTAGCATTGGGTTTACCTGCTTCCATGTTCTGTATGGGTTAGGCATTGTCTTACCATCTTTGGTAGGCACTTCTTTTGCTAGTGCCAAGAAGATGTCACGCAATGACAATCCAAATCTTTTTGAGTTTCTACTGTTTGCTAACACGATACCATCATACCCCACCTTTACTTCCAGTATATTTCTTACACCGTTTCTCTGGCACATGTCAAACTCTTTCTTCTTGATGCGTCTAGAAGCATTGGTTACATCTGCATAACGCAAACTTGTACCAGAACAAAAGATCTTCATGCCACCACCTGAACCAGTGCTTTCAATTATAGGTGTTTTAAATGGTGTAGACTTACCAAACTTTTCAGCGACGATTGTTGCGAATGGGTACACAGTAGATGATCCTACCACCCTGATCTGCTCACGTGCAGATGCTATACCCATAGACACAGAAGTAATAAAGTAAGTTATTATTAAAGTTAATATTATATTATACATATTTATATATACTCCTTATGTAAAGAAATAGATCCTTGCCATGCTTGTAGCTAGTGTAGCTAAAGCAAAAGTATTAATCACCATCAAGGCTCTATCGTTCCACAACATGCCAACGATAAGCCAACCACCTATTCCTATGAAGTGAAAGAATAGATTAGCAGGGTAGATATTGTTAGCAGTTAATATCATACCAAACATAAGCACAAGACTAGCTATCCATTTGATGTACCAATCAAGCGTGTATAGTGGAGTCTTGGTAGTTATGCGTGTACCTTCATGTTCATCCGACATATGCTGTCTCCTATTGTATAATCTTGTTGCTGACCACATCCCAACTAACTGCTTTAGGTGTTCTCTGAGCATGTCTCACCACTTTCATAATCGTAGTTATAGGTATCTTGCAAAGATTTGCAACCACTTTTGCTCTCTCTATGTCATAAGTGGGATCAGCATGTGCAGCTTTCCATACCAGTTCTGTAACTAAATCACCATAACTTTTTGAAGTCTTCCCACCCACCGTAGATTGGTTTTTCTGCATTGTTCATAAGCTCCCCTGTTGTTCCTGCATCTACACCACACATCATTGTAGGATCAGTCGGTCTTATTACTGATGCAGTCCACGTACCACTGTCTTCATTTAAATGTATGATAGTTATGTGTCCTCTTGCAGAGATACCTCTAAATATCAAAGCCTCTTTGTGTTGTTGATGTAATCTTTCCATTGTCTCTTTCATGGGTGCACATGTCGCTGGTTGTTGTGCGTTAGCCACGTACGTAAGCACTACCAGTAGCACTACCACTGTAAGTGATCCTACAAGAAATCTTATATTACTAATGTACATATTGTATCTCCTTTATAAATCCTAAGCTGAGTTGACAGTTTGGATAGTCCTCACTGGCATGATGCATGGCATAGTCCACGATTCTAGGTATGTCAAACAGACCCAGTGCCTCTGTCATATTGTGTGACACATCTACCATGTACTCTAACTCATCCACATCTGGATGATCGTCTGGTAACTCAACGTGTATGCAAACCTCATATCTAGGCATTGCTATTCTCCTTTAATAGTTTTTAAATGTTTGTATGTCTTCTTCTACTTGTTCCTCAAGTAGGTTTTCACCATATCTTACAGCTTCCAAAGTAAATGGATCATCATACTTTGATTTTATTTCTCTCCTAATATATGTAGGTAAATTGTAATATCTAGAATAATAATTCATATCATGCTCCTGTTACGTCTAGTATACTTACCACGACAATGAATAACAAATACACCATATCCCATTCCATGTCAAGCTCCAATCCACTCAGGCACAGGTCTGCCTGTCCACTGTAGTATGTGTGCTTTGTCTGTACGATAGTAGTTGCGATATGCCTCTACATAATCGTCACACTTGAACTGGTCTGGCATACATTGTGGTGGTGTGGTGTGTGTATCGTAGTCATCGTGAACCCAACCGTCATCCATCTCTTCTAGCACCTTGGTACTTTTGTGTACCTTACCATACCTACGTGTGTACTCCCTACCTATCTCAATACCATGCGTTACAGCCCATGCAAGGTTATGCTGATTATCTCTGACCCACACAGTCATGGGATGATTTTTGTATGCAACTTTGTACACATGTTTTAGGTGTCGTGCAAAACCCCACTCATGCATAGCAGTGCTACACATCTGCGCTGTCTCCAACACCATCTTAACTACGTGCTTGTCACATAGTTGTTGGGCTGATTTGATTGGGCATTTGTCTATAAAAAATATGTTCATGTCTTACTCCACTAGTTCCATTTTGTATTTGGCTGCACAACAATCTAATAAGATCTTTGTGTAGTATCTCTTATCAGAAGTTAGTTCCTCGATGTAACCAGCTTGCCAGAAATACTCGATGGCATCCATTACGTCTTTCTTACTTACTTTACTCATGGTTGTTCTCCGTATGCATAGTAGTTGTGGATTCTAATTTTAAGATTAGAGATTGTCTCTTGATACTCGATAACTAAACTCTCCAACGCATTTAACTCTTCACGTTGCTGAGTAATGATAGCCTCTTGAGCTAAGTGTATAGCTTCCATATTCTTTCCTTTCTAGTGTTTGAGGTAGCTAACATTAGGAACATCCTTGCTCCAACAATCACGGCACTCACCGCAATATCCAAAATCATACTCTTTCTTATCTTCTTTTGTCAAGTCTAGGTAGATCTCTCTAGCCATGATCTTACCATCCTTACTGGTACGATAAGCCTGACACTCTTTACCAGACCAATCATCATCAGTATGAACAGTAGAAGTATTATACGCTACAGTCTTAACTGGGTCTTGATTCACCATAGGAGAGGACAGTCTCACACATAAGTTATCAGGTATAAGACCACCTAACCTAACATACTCACTGATGATCTTATTCTCTCTGGTAGGTATCCAGTGCCTAATATGTGGACTCATAACTGCTATCTCACAAATCTTAGAGAAATGCTCGACACTCCTGATATCACCAGCATCATGCCATCTGAAGTATGGTACTGCAAAACTGGTATGATGATTGAGCATAACTACAAACGCTTCAACCCATCTAGGATGAGAGATACCTGCCTCACGTATAGCATGAGCTTTCTTAACACTAGGCATCCTATACATACCTTTGAGAGCATAGCAATCAGCACATACTGAGCCTTTGATCTTTCTGAGTTTGCTACCAACTCCACACAATTCTGCACTGATACCTATGGAAAAACCAGGCATCTTGGTAGTTTTAGAGAATGATCCAACAATCTCTCTGGCTTCATTGTAGCTTAGTGGCTGCATTGACTTTCTCCTACTACTACATCGTTATCAGTCTCGATCCAGACCCTCGCTCCACATGAGAGAGGATCATCAGGGCGATACACTACTGATGCGATAACCTCATTAGTATCGGGATCGATAATATCGATATGATCCCCATACAAAGTATCAAAGTCACCCTGCGCTCTCAGCACTGGCAGTCGATCATTCGGATCACGCTTGATGTTCTGCCGAATGTTACCCTGATTAACGTGAACGATTGTCTTCATTGTCTACCCTCCCAATCATCATAGAGTATAATTAGAGTTGAACCAACTAGAACTAGACAACCTAGTATTACAGTGAGAGTGGTTATAAGATCCATAGCTAATCCTCCATTTTTAATAGTTCAGTGTATCTCTCTACATTGAGTGGGTCAACATCCGAATACTCTTCGAGCCACTCTTTGTCTGCAATGACAATCTTACCATACTGTAGTATATCTCTACAGTAAGTATCACCATACTCATACGATCTACCATGCATCAGAGGTGAGGTAACTGATGTATACCACCTAGCATACGGATCATCTACTTCCTTGGTAGAGTGTTTGTATGTCTTGAGTATTCTCCACTCCCAACCTCTACCATCAGAGTAAATGGCATATGGATTCTCATGGGGTCTGGTCTTTCCAAAATTAGTTCTAGGCATTTACTTGTCCTCCAACAATAGATCAAAATTAAGTAAAGATAAATCTTTATACGCCTTGGCCTCATCAGCAAGTTCCTGACTACGCTGTTGCACACTAACTGAACCATCGTTTATGTTTTGACGTATAAGGTTTTTGTCTTGCAATGGTTCAACAGGCCACTCAGCTTTCGCATTGTGTGCTGATCTCTCAGGCATTGGGAAATCACCAAGCTTTTTGAGATCAGTTAGTTTGTATTTGTACTTCTTCATTTCCTCTCCATTTCTAGGGTAACTACCCCAAAACTTGTTAATAAAATCAACTACTTATTTACTCATATTACTATTATACATTAATCATGGGATCAGTCAAGCTTTAATTTTTGAAGCAATTATTCAACTCAACAACTCAACTCAACGCAAGAACTCTTCCTGTCATACTTCCTGTCATCCAAGACAAAAAAAATCCCCAGACACCGATTAAGATGTCTGAGGATATTCTGGGGTAATTACCCTATTTTAGATAGCTAGTGCATCATATTTATCAACTAACTTTTCAAATCTGTTGGCTAGTCTTTCTTGAATGATCTTCAAAGCTTCTACCTTAGTTTTGATATCGGTCGCATTGGTCTGATTTAAAAACATTGCTACGATTTCGTCGGCAGTCATTGGGGAGGTATTGAGAGATTGCTTGCCAGCATCGTCATTATTCCCGCCAGATCCTGTTTTATCGGTTTCTTCATTTACTGTTTTTTGTTCGCCAGTTGACATACTGATATTATTACGCGAACAATACGTCTTAATATTATAGTACTGAGATTCCCACAAAACAGACGTGCAATCTTCATTATCCAATACGGCCTCTTTATGTATTTTGGGGCCATGATCCGTTAGGAGAAACTTGGCAAGCTTCATAGCTTCGTCAGAGATACCACCTAATCCGATTTTTTCTCTGATAGATTTAGGTAGATTCTTACGGCCTGTTAATGCTTGCCATTCTCTAACAGCATTTAATACTTTAGTTGACACGCCATTATTAGGATCCCATTGCTCAACTATAAGCTTGTGCGTTTTAGTCTTATCTTTAAGTAGCTTCTTATCCATTGCTAAGACTAAGTTTTGATTCTCTCTGATTTCTTGGATAGTAACTTTTATTTCGTTTTTCATTTTTCATATTCCTTATTAATGTTTATTAACTGTGATTATTAGAACATATATAAATATAAAACACAATAGTTAATTTAAAAATAATTAAAAAAAAATAGGGTAATTACCCCAGAATATTTAGCCACCGTACCCATATGGGGTATAAGCCTCTAATTTGAGACGTAGTGGTTTATTTAAGTGTCAATAGCTCGATCAACTCGAATGCTCGCTTGATGTACTCAGATTTATATGGCATTTTAGATAAATTTTACCCATCCTGTCATGCGAGATCTGTACCAGGTTGTATCGCATATGTGGTGGGTAATCGCCATGGCCCCTCTGCCCGTTATGCGTATATGTGCTTATGAAAAATTAGCAAAAATTAAGTGTAAACAAGGTATTATACAAAAAAATCACGGATATTTGCATTTAGGGGTTGACAAACAGCTAAAAATATGATAAGATCCTGTATCTTTAATTGGATACGGAGATCCAAACGAAGTATCTTATTAAATATTCAAGGGGGCAGCTCTAATTTATAAAAAATTCATTATTTATTCTAAAATATTAGCAATAGATATGTAGTTTGTAAACATAGTATTTATATAAAATTGTAACTAATACCCATTAAGGCGTAAACTAGCTGTAA